TGAGGTTTTGAGCCGTCATTGCGTTTACCATGGCCTGGTTTGCTTTGCCCGTGGTCAGGACGTTTGCTCTGGCATCGGTGATCCGTTTAGAGACCTCGTATAGATCACGCATTACATTGGCAGAATCTGGTCCGAGCGTTTCAACAATCTGTTTGTAGACTGGAGGATTTGCACGAATCCCGCGGTACGTTTTCGCAAATTCTTCAAATCCGAACCCGCCTCGCTCGGCACCCCTGGCAGACCTGGCAACAGAAGCAATGGCGGTTGCAACAGTTTCGCGCTTCAAGTCATCTGGAACCAACTTCATGAGCTTTGCGAACTCAGCAGATCCGCCCCTAGAGGAATCCGTGATTGCGGCCCGCATCTTTTGGGCAATACTGCCTTCGAACTCGTCACCGAATGCGGAGACAATGCGCTTCCCAAGTGCCTTTTCTTTCGAGTAGAGCAGGTTCGCGGCATGCAGCTTGCTCTTGAGGCTATCCCCTCCAATGCGGCCAACGTTGTCTAGCTGGTCCTGCGCCAAGGCTCCATACAAACGCTTCAGAGACGCCGTGGTCAGGTCTCCATACGGGGATGCCTTCCCAGCGATGGCCTGCCCAATCAGATCCTTTTCTCGGATAAGACGCCCGTATGTGACGCCTTCTCCCGAGTCGATCATCTTCAACATGCGCTTTTCTTGAGCCGAAAGCCCGTCAACTCCGACCTCTTCCATGGTCTTGAGCAGAGCATCCTCAAGGTTTGACATTTTGACAGGAGTTGCCTTCGGGACGGAGTTGTCAACCTCTGAATAAGCCTTCGTCGATTCCGAAGCCATCTTCGCCTTAGTTTTCAGCAGTTCAGACCTGACCTTTTCGGACATCGCGCCAGGTGCTACCTGACCCTCTACAAAGTTGGCATCGAACCTCTGCAAAACAGAATCTGCCTGGTCAACCGCCGAGCTTACCGCGGTCCTCCATGCAGCCTCAGCGGGGCTTGCCGCCTCGGATCTGGTCAGGCCAGCCGCAGCCCTAACCTGCGGGTTGTCACTGAATACGTCGATTGGCAAATCGAACCCAAGGCCTTCCGCCGCGTCCTTTGCCGCAACATTAATGGCAGCTTCCTCTGCCAGTTTTGCCTTTGCTGCGGTCGAACCAAGGCCACTACCAGAAGCCTTCCTGACAAGAGCCCCGATGGCCTCAGGCTTCGCCGTTGGGATGGCTGGCTCTGGAACAGATGGGACTCTAGACGTAGGCACAAAGCCCATCGTCTCAAGCTGGCTAGGCGCAGGCCTGAATGCATCTAGAGGGTCTGGCGCGGATGGTTTGGTTACTCCACCGGCCAGAGCACCCCCGCCAAGTCCTGCCAAGAATTGAGTGGTAGGGCCTCCTCCTAGCTCAGCAGCAGTCTGCGAAGCGACTCCGCTACCACCTCCACCGATTACCTGTTGCAACGGGTTAGCGGCCAGAGCAGCACCGACATCCTTGGTTAGCCCTGGGCGGGTAGCCATAACCAGGCTTTTCCCAAGTTGGGCCTGCCCCAAACCTCCAGCCGCGGCCTGTGAACCGGTTTGAACAATGCGCTCAATAGGAGTGTCGGGCTTTGCAACACCAAGTTTGTCAAACCACCCTTGGATAGCTTCGCTCGGCATTTGATAATTGGTTCCAAGGAGCTTGTTGACTCCCATGGTGATAGGGTCTCCAAGAAGATCCGCAAGACCGTATGCAGCAATACCGGCTCCAGCTCCCGGAAGTGCTCCAACACCACCAACTGGAGCCCCAGCGGTAGCTCCAAGACCCGCCGCAATGGCATACGGGCCAGCTCCGCGAACAGTTGCACCCATTAGCCCAAGCGGGTCGGTTTTCTTGTCTTCGACCATCTGGCCTTGAGCATTGAACCATCCGGAAGGGCCTTTGTTGCCATGTTCAGGTCCATACCAGATTTCACCGGTTTCGCGCTGGAAGGTTGGGATGCCAGTGTCAGGAGTTACGGTCTTACGGACCTTGAACCCGTATTGTGTATCTTCCCAACCCTGGGATGGTTGAGTCTGCGCCTGGCTTCCGCCACCTCTCAACGCAGCCATTAATTCGGACCGTTCATCCGCGGTAAGGCGGGACAGGGCTTGCCGTGCTACCTCCGGGGGAGCAGCCTTGAGCTTTGCTACCTGTTCTGGTGTGAAAGGCATCGTCGCTCCTATTTACCCAGGGCCTTCAAGAGTTCATCAACAGAGTTTTTGTCTTCAGCCATTCCCTCAGTGACGATGTTCTGAGGATTCAACCCAGCCCGCTTTGCGATGTCTGAATACCTTGCCGTCAGCTTTTGGGCATCCTTCTCAGTCTTACCATAAATATTTTTAGCAACACTTAGATATTGGTTTCTGACAACAGGAGTAAGGCGATTACCCTCCATTACTTTGTTGTAGGTATTGCGGATCTTCTCAGGAATTCCACCAGCATTCGCAGCCGTGGCAAATTCACCCTCACGGACAACCGAACCAGGGTCTAACATCTTCATGTAGCTGTAAATCATGGCGATATCGGAAGCCCCGCTGGTGTCTTGGGCCGCAGCCTGAAGCCTGTTGTAGCTTGATTTAACATCAGTAAGCGGCTTGCTAAGATCGTTGAATTCCTTGCGTAGCGTTGTTTCGTTCTCGAAGCCCTTCTGACCTTCGTTGATAGACACCTGCACGGGAGGAGTCTTGGAAACGGTGTAACCAGTCGGAACCAACCGACCCTTGGACCGGTCCCACTGCATGACTCCTTGCTCTGTATTCACGAAAGGCGGGGCAGGTTCGCCCTTGGATTCGCGCTCCTTAATGTCGGCCTCAGCCTGTGAGATGCGCAGCTTGGGGCCAGCTTCAGCGGCCTTGATCTGCGTTTCCTCGGCTTTTGCCAGGTTTTCAATGGCTTCTTTCCCCCCAGGCAACGAAGCCAGCAGCATTCCTGTCATGGAGTAGGCATTCTTAGGCCCATTGGTTTCAACGTCTTTTGCCAAATCAGCGTAGAACCCTGCATCCTGTTCGCGCCCGCTGTTCTTGGACGCCTCAGAACGCTTTCGCAACAGATCCGCGGCCATGGCAGGATCACGCTTGAGCGCAGACAGGATGGAAATTCCAAACTGGACCTGCGGCCTCAACTGTTCCTCTCCAACACCCTTTAGGAACGGCGTAATAGCCTCGACCGTCTTGGAAGGTAGATTCAGAGCGAATTCAACCGTATCTTTATGTGTAGGGTTTGGGTTGCTCAAGAATTTGTTGATTGCGGCCTGCTGTTTCACAGTGGCTTCGCGCTCGGCTTTGGCGCGTTCCTGTGATTCCATCACGCTCCCGATGAGACCGCCAAGCTGGACAGCCGGGGCGATGCCTTGGAAGAAACTTGGAGTGGACGGGGTGTAATCAAGCGGCTGTAGCGGGTTGATCGCCATTAGAACATACCTCCAAATCCGAGCCCTAGCATACCACCTGCACCCGCCTGGAGCCCAAGTATGCTCATGGGAAGGTTCCCAAGCTGCCCCCACATCTGGCCTTGGGCAAGCTGCCCCTGCGCCTGCGCCGCTGCCTGGTTCCCGAGCAGGTTTGAGATATTGGTTCCGGTCTGAATCCCGGCGCTTCCGACACCCGCGGCGGATTGCTGGCCCAACTGCGTTAATCCAGCCAGCTTCCCGTATCGATTTTCAATCTCAGCCTGGAGCAACTGGGGGCTGAACTGCGAAAGCGCAGCCTGGACGTTCCCACCACGAAGCCCACCGGTCACGGATGCCCTGGAAAGGATGGATTCCTCGCCCTGCTTCAGCTTGGCCTGGAAGCCCTCTCCCGATCGGATTCCAGAGATTGCCTTTGCCTCAGCCTCCGGCCCAAGCAGCCCCAGAAGCGCCTGCATGCCCTCAAGCGCGGGGACACCGGCCTGAGTGTATGGCTGGAGCAGTGCACGCATGGCGTCAAACTGTCGGTGCTGTTCGTCAATCCCCATCTGTGCGCCCTGGGCCTGGGTGTCTGCTGCGTCACTCGCAGCCTGGCCCTGCATGTAGTTACCAAGCAGCGCGCCGCCTACAACGACCGCACCGGTTACTGGATCAGGCATGGAATTCCCCCATGTATTTCTCGAAATCTTCACCATAAAGCGCCATAACGTGGTGTGCGTTCTTCATGGCGAAGTCGGGGCCATGGGCACACATCACAGCCATGAGCACAAGCTGGTAGTAACCGGCCCGCCAAGAGAAGCTAACGGCGTTGGCCTTGCCTTCGCGCTCGGCGGTGTCGGAGGCCTTCCACTGGAGCGTGGCACACGCGAGGACCGGCAAAAGCTGGTGAACGTGGCGCATGAAGAACGGGTTTGACGGCATACCGGCAAGGCTATTCCAAATCAGCTTGTCCAATTCCTCGCGTCCAACCTCGTCACCATCCGCGAAATCATCTAGGGATTGCGCTGACTGGAACGCCATCAGAAGCCATTCGACAGCGTCATCAGGTAGCTCGAACACTTCCCGCAGATTCATTTCTAGAGATTCCAGCGCGTTCAAGGTGCCTCCTGGTTTCGTGAGGGCTGGCGGCTCGTGATCTCAGCTGTAATAATAATAATTGAGCTACAGCCTGAGTCAAGCCGCATTAACTTGTATATTCTGTTCCGTCTGCTGAAATAACGATTGCAGATGATGCTCCTGCAATTGTAGAGATGGACCACCCATTTAGAAGATATTTACCGACAATCTCCGGAAATGTGTATGTCTCATTAGGAGCTAGTTGTCTTGTTTTTACGATTAGATTGCTGGTCCCTACTACATTCCCAGCAGAAACAATATTGACAGAAATAGTCTGGTTGGATGCTGATATATTAGTTGCTGTGAACTTGTCTACGCGAGTTCTAGTGTTTACAGCGGTATATTGAGTTGTCTGAGCAGACTCTGCAAATTTCGGGTTTATGATTGGAAGTGGATTGAATGACATACTTTCTCCTATTTGGTCATGTGGTTCCTAGATCCGATGGTATTGCATTGGATATGAAGTTGGAGCATCCAGCACCATGGATTCCCGGTTGGACCAGTCCTCCCAGGTGTAACAAGAGCAATCCTGCGCAGCCTTGCGAAAACATGTCCTCCAATCTTCCCGCCCGTGAGTGTTGGAGTTGAAATCGGGGCTAAAATCATGGTTTTTGTGGGAGTATTGGCTGGAATCAACACCTCCGAAGTGTCAGTTGTGGTGGCAGATATTTGTCCGTTAGGATTGACCCAGAACCACTCTACCTCCCAATTTACATATCTGTCGGTTGCGTCTAGGCCTTTGGTGAGCATGTGAAGATGCCATCTGACTTGAGACCCTTCTTGCCATGCGTGGATTAATTCCTGGCCCTCGCATACATTAAAATCGTTTACACCCCAACTTGGGGCAGTAATGTTACCTTGAACAGTTGTTTGTGTTGGTATATTAGAACCGGTTGTCCTAATTACAATAGGGAAATCTATATCTACCCAAGCAATAGAATTTTCCCACCTTGAATTTGATGAATTCCATGCTGGATAGGCTAGATCCCAAGGAGTAGGCATGTAAACGTCAGCTAGGTCTTTGAGCCTGTCTGATATTTTCATTCGAACATATATGCTTCCAGATCCACCCGAGGACGCGTTGACTACAACCGCGATTTTTGCTCTCAGGTTAGGAGCGTCTGGCATTACATTCGTAAGACCGCCTGGGGTAGACGGGTTAAAATACAGAACGTCACCGTCAGCCCATGTCTCTCCGTATGGCGTTCCGGTTGTGTCAATACCGCGAACCAGGCCATATCTTGTAACATACCCGAACGCATTATTTGCGATGGATTGTGTGGCAACCCCCATCATCATATTGGGGTCAACGCTTCCATTTGCAACGGCTTTAGCTATTGTCAGCTTCCCAGATGATCCAACAGTACCGGTCATCATCACAGACGAACCGTCTGGTATAGTCACTCCGGAAGTATTCTTCGCGTAGAAGTGCAACTCCTGACCGCATTGAAGAACAACGTCATTGAGTAGACCGACATCAAGCGTCCCATCATTCTCATTCCATTGTATCCTTCGTGCTTGTGTTACATGTGGCCCGTCAATTGGTAAGTCTATATAATCTGTTGAAATAGAATTGTTCAGCTCGCTAGATCTGGTAACAAGCGCGTGAACAAGTTCTTCCAGCCTCGCGATTCTTGAGCTTGCGTCTGCGTCAGTTGACGGTGTTGACCCAGCAAGCCAGTCGATTTGTTCTGATCCTCCAGACTGGTCAATGCTTTCAACAGAACCTTGCAACTGCTCAAACTTGCGTATGGATTCATTATCCCTCAGGAAGGATGACAGCTGTTTACGGCTCAGTTTCACCATATCACACCGAAAGCGGCTCGATTTGAGCCTCCAGACGAGCGAATGACAGACTAGACGCGCTGGTTCCCTTGAAACGCTGTATCCTCCATGCCCCCATAGTTCCCTGCTGCCACCAAACCAACCGCTTCAGCCTGGCTCCGATGGTTCCGACACGGATAAATCTCGGCTGGCTCCATGTCTCTCCGTCCTTCGAATAACTGGTTGAGATTGTCGGATTTTCTCCAAGCGCAACATTTCCCGTGAGGGACACAAGCTCAAGCTCATTGAATACGGCGCTTTTGCCCTGGTTGTAGGCAATCTGGGTCTGGAATTCCCACCTAACATGCTGTCCCCAGTGCTTCGCCGTTGTCTGGTCAAGATACCCGATTGCAGAGCTTTGTGGGTCTCCAACGGTCCATTTATCGTATGCCCACACTAAATCGCGGGCGCGGAATTGGCTGAACCCGTCAATAGCAGTCACCAGCACGAACCAGACATGCTCACCTGCAGCCTGAGATGCCGCGCCATCATAGACTAGAGTTCGGTCTGGAAGGTGCATGAAGAGGTGCTGATTTGACTTGTCATTCCTTACTTCCAGAACAACATCCGTAAGCTGGGATTCCGTGAACCCAAGCAGTATTTGATCAACCTCCCGTGTGCTGATCTTTGCGGCCTGGGAATTGGCCCCAATATAGACTCCAGGGCTTTCGTTGCGACCTGAACCAAGGAATGCCACGGCGTCCATGTAAACGCAAGCAGCGTGGGTTCCGATGCAGCCCTTGTGGATCTGCGCCCCTTCAATGCGGGCAAAGGCGAAGAACTCTCCACCTACGTTGTCAAACAATTCAACCGTATTTCGGTTCAGCGCATAGATTTCGTTTCGGAGCTTCACCAATGCCACGATAGGATCAGGGTCAATCTCGGATGATCCATAGCGCAGAGGATTCACACTGTTGGGGTCAGTCAAGTCTGTTTGGATCAGGAAAGTCCCGTCAGTAGTTAGGAAATACCCATCAACCCATTCAACATCGAGGACCGTCCCAAGGTCTGGGTCTGTAACCTGCGAAAGTGTGGACCCATTCCAGTAATATAGACGGCCTCCACTCGCTACCGCCAACCGGTCGAACGAATAGGTTAAAGAGACTCGGCCACCTGTACCAACGTCACCCAATTCTTCCACAGCCCCGGACTCATCCACCCGGCATAGCTTTGTTCCCATCACTCGATAGCAGACACCGTTCCAACTGATCCCGCCACGGGTGACGCCAGGGCCTGACCCATTGGACACGACCCCATCCGCAGGCCTTAGATACCCTTCAGAGATCCCAGTCTTTTTCGGGACAGGAATCAGATTCACAGGGTAGCTAGTCCTCCAGTCGGAGTAGATGCCATTCAGAATAGGGATTTGCACGGGTTATCCGATACGCCAGTTGGTCCCGTCAGAAACCACTGGAACCTTGTTAGAACCTCCAGCCGCCACAATGGCACCAATCCCAGCCGTGAGGGTTGCGTTGGCATCAGAGACGAAAGCCCTAGATCCCTCCCCGACCGTAGCAGCAGAAGGGAGATTGGCAACAGTAAACGGCTTGGTCCTGACATACGAATCGAGCACCAAGCTAGTCCCAAGCGCGTCACCAAGGTTTTGAGAAACATACGCAGTCACCACGGAAACACTGGCCTTTCGGCAATCCCCGTTCCCGGTGACAAAAACCGGAAGAAGATCACCAGCCGTCAAGGCCGACACTGCCGAAAGCTGGTTAATGGTGGTCATTGATGCTCCTATTCGAAGACAAGGGCCGAATCTGGCCCAGTTGCGAGTGAGTCAACCGGTTCTGCAAGCCATTCGCCTTCCATGCTGTCAGGCTTGTTCCCGGCACCCGCAGGGAATCCGCTAGGCATCTGCATTTCGCCAGGCATCGCGGCCTTGTTCATGAGCGATTGCAGCCCGGATTTAGCAGCGATGA